CCCCGCCTGATTTTGGTTCAAACGGGGGGATGCACTATATATGACACTATTTCACAATATCCTTGATAAGCGCCGAGATCATATCAAGCTGACGATCATCCAAGCGCTTCAGATTGGCGATAATATCGTTGAGCTTTGAGGGACTATGGGATTCCATGTCAAAGAATTCGCTGGGCGTAATGCCTAAGTAATCGCAGATGTAAAAGATGCCAGCCAGCGACGGCATAGATTTACCAGATTCTATGTTGTTGATATATCCGGGATTCTGCCCCATAGAAAGGCTCATATCTCTGGCAGACACACCTTTCTTTTCACGAAGCTGCGCCAGACGAAGGGAAAAATCTTTTTCATCCATACTATCACCGCCTTGGGTATATTGTAACCCATAAGGAATCAAAAAATGTGGGTTGACAGGCTGTATCAGAATTGCGGTAATGGTTTATAAATGTTATACTGTTATAAACTGGTGGCTGACAACCAACATTTCTGCAAGCCGGAGCGTGAGTATGGATGAACAGTTGTTTCTTTATTGGACACGCAGATGCGCCGGAAGAAGTGCTTGCACAATTGACGCAGACAGTAGAAAGGCTTATTGTTAAGGAGAACGTCGGATACTTCTATGTTGGAGGCTATGGAAATTTTGACCGCCTTGCCGCAAAGACTGTCAAACGGCTAAAGAGAAGCTACCCGTTCATTTTGCTGATGCTGGTGCTACCATATCATCCAGCCGAGCGGCCTGTTTCAGTTCCGGAAGGTTTTGACGGAACCTATTATCCGGAAGGTATGGAAACCGTTCCGAGAAGATATGCTATCGTCAGAGCAAACAGAAAAATGGTTGAAAATGTTGACTGGCTGATTGCTTATGTGTGCCACCCAGCCAGCAATTCCAGAAGTATCTTGGAATATGCGCAGTGCCGTGAGAAAACAGGACAAATCCATATTGTGAATCTTTCAGGAGGAATTTCATGAAAACGGAACAGCAGAAACCCTATTGGCTTCCATGTCCGCGTTGTAAGGAAAAGACGGATGTGAAGATACATGAAGATACCACGCTTCTGATCCTGTTGGCACAATCCCCGTACAGGATGAAGTGCGTGTGACAGAGTCTTCCAAGGATGCCATTGAACCAGTTGACACGGTGCCCGTACAGGATGAGGTGAACCCCACGATTCTTCCGGAAGCACAGCAAGCCAGACGATAACACGCAGAGCCGGGGGGTAGTTGGAGGCTTTGAACGTGAGTGACAATCAAATGGGTTCACGATGGATTCGGTGCCCGATATGCGGAGGGAAAACACGGACAAAGGTGCAATTTGACACAGTTCTTGTAAATTTCCCTCTGTTTTGTCCAAAATGTAAAATTGAAATACGCATTAACGTTGTACAATTCAAAATGAACGAAAGCAAATGAGCCAGATGTAGTAACACAGAGCCTGCTTCCCATGACGACAAGGGATGTAGGCTCTGTGTTTATTCTTTGATATCATCGGTTATTCGGCCTCTCATCGTACCGAGAACCGCTTCACAGACCGCAAGTAAGGCGGTAGCTTCCTGCTCGCTGCAATTTTCAATCAATTCTTTGAACTGGAAATGCGCAGGAGATTCCTGATTCATGGAGGGACGAAGTGCCTCTCTTGGATCGATGTCCAGAAGTTCCAGCAATGGGCACAGGACATCCAGTGTGGTATTTGATTCGCACTTCTCGATGTTTGAAACCGTGCGTGCATCTGTACCTATTTTCTCAGCGACATACCTTTTTGTCAGCCTCTTTTTCGTCCGGGCTCGATTCACGGCTTTCGCTAAGGAACTACGATAATCCCACATTTCCCACTCACCTCGACTATATTTTACAATATAGGTCGTTCATTTTGAATACAATGAGATGCTATCGTAATGGAATTATAATACTACTTTTGAGGAAGATGGCAAGAATGTTTCAACTATTTCGTCGATACCAAACACACATTGATTTGCATTTCTCTGTAGATTACAAGGGTATCACGCACTAAAGCTGGAATTATATTTCCATCACTGCCGCAGTCCTCCAATCAATCCGAATTTTCACAATTCAGATTGATTGGAGGTACGAAACATGGATGGAACCCATCCGAACCGAAAAAAAGATAAACTAAACCCCTACACATTGTCCATTGAGAACGGCACATACTACATAGCCTTTGCCGATGGACAGGGAGTTGTTCATAAAATTGAGATCAGCAAGGAACTTTATGCTGCGTTTGACAGATTTGAGCTGGAGGATATCTCCCATATAAACGTGGTCAGCCGCCATTTGACTGAATCAGATATGGGCGACGAACCGTTAGGTCACAGAATTGCCGATCCATCGGAGCCTGTGGAGGATCATGTATGCCGCAGAATCATGTATCAGGAACTGCACAAGGCGATTGCGCAGCTCCCAGCTACCCAGCGCAGGCGGCTCCTTCTGTATTATTTTGGAGGGTACACCTACGAACAGATTGCGCAGATGGAAGGCTGCAAGTATCCAGCCATTATCAAGTCAGTTGTAGCGGCGGAGAACAATATCAAAAAATATTTTTCAAAGTAGGGTTACAATTTAGCCGATAAGTGAGCTAACAGGTGAAGGGACTTTTTCCTTCACCTGTTTCTCTGCTTTGGGGAATGGGTCTGTACTTTGAAAACTGCATACCCATTCGTCAAACACATTCCCATTGCTATTGCGATGAGCATAAGCCGCGTTAGAAGCTGCGCCGGGATGTGCCGGGGAAAAGCATCAGGACATCACTTATCTTTTCGGTCTGCTAGGCTTTCTTCCCCGGCACGGAGCGAGAAACAGCTTTTCTATGACTTCTGGGCAGCACCCAGAAGGGCGATGACAGGCAGTGGGGACAATGATACTCCCGTCCAGTCACAGCCAGGAACGCAATGAGGGCGGTCACATGAGAACCATGCGAGGGCGCTTCGACCCGTGGAGCTGGTACGCTGCCAGCCGTTTGATGACTTCCCATAATAGCCGGGGTGTCGAGGACAAATAGGCTTCTTCAAATAACAAATCCGCCAGCAAGCAGAAATGGGCGCTGGCGGAGCTTACATAGGCATTCTGCCTATATCTTTTGAGGAGGTCAAACACATATGAAAAACACATATCTTAGAGGAGAACTGTACTACGCAGACCTGGGCACAGGGATTGGCTCCGAGCAGAACGGCTATCGCCCGGTGGTCATTATTCAGAATGATGTTGGAAACCGGCATAGCCCCACGACCATCGTGGCGGCGATTTCCACGCAGATCAGGACGAAAGCCAATCTGCCCACCCACTATCATCTGAAGCCGGGGAGTGGACTTGTGCAGCCTTCTATGGTCATGCTGGAGCAAATCAGAACCGTGGACAAAACACGACTGGTTCAGTACATCGGAAAGCTGTCTGACGGGGAACTCAAAGGGCTGAATCATGCGCTGGCAATCAGCATTGGCCTGATTCCTACCACGCCCGGAAAATTGACTTTGTGCCTGTGCAGCACCTGCGCCGAAAACTTCTACGGCTCAGGTGCTTATTATTTGAGGCGGGTGAATCCTATCGAGGTTGAGAAGGAGTTGTGTACCTACTGCAACCAGAGGGTGGGCTTCGATTATGAAATCACCCCTCGGCATAAAGGTCGGTAAGCCAGTTCGCACCTTTGTCAAATCGTTCTCTTTTTTATAATATGAAGGAGGTCAATCATGCTAGTCTATACGATCCGCAAAAGTGATTTGTATGCGCCCGGCATTGAACCAACCCGTGAAGTTCTGGACATTGCCAGTGAAAATGAGAATGTGGACTTTGCCCTTGTCCTTGCAAAGATTCTCAGGGAACTGACTGCCCAGACCGGGAACATAACTTAAGGAGTGAAAACATATGACAGTCGTTGAGCGGTTAAGAAGCAGGGGAGTGACCCCGAGAGCGGTTTTGTATGCCCGTTTTTCCTCGGACAACCAGAGAGAAGAATCTATCGAAGCCCAGCTCCGTGCCATGCACGAGTATTGCAGCCGGAATTCCATCGTCATCATCCATGAATACTGTGACCGGGCCAAATCCGCGACTACGGATGACCGTCCGGAATTTCTGAAAATGATTGCGGCATCCAGGGAAGGGAACTTTGACTTTGCCATTGTCCATAAGCTGGACAGATTCAGCCGGAACCGTTATGACAGCGCCTACTACAAACGGGAGCTGAAAAAGAACGGTGTGCAGCTTCTGTCTGTTCTGGAGCAGATGGATGACAGCCCGGAAAGCATCATTCTGGAATCCGTGCTGGAGGGCATGAGTGAATACTACTCCAAGAATCTGGCCCGCGAGGTGATGAAAGGAATGAGAGAATCGGCTATGGACTGTCGTTACATTGGCGGCTGGATTCCTTATGGTTTCCGAGTAGACCCCCAGACCCACAGATATATCATCAATGACTATGAAGCGGAAGCGGTCAGAATGATATTCCGGGATGTAGCCGATGGCTGCGGATACAATGTAGTTTTGAACAAGCTGAATTCCATGGGCTACCGCACCCGGCTGGGCAATACCTTTTCAAAGGAAACCCTGTATGAGATGCTTCGGAATGAAAAGTACAATGGTGTCTATGTGTTCAGCAGGGCGGCAAGTAAGGACGAGCTGGGGCGGCGGAACAATCACCTGGACAAGCCCATTGAGGATCAGATCCGCATTCCCGGCGGGATGCCCAAGATCGTGGATGACGAAACCTTTGCCCGCGTTCAAGCAATTCTCACCAGCAGAAAGCGGCATGGACGGCGGGACGGGAAACGGAAGTATCTGCTGACCGGCATGGTATTTTGCGGCCTCTGCGGTCACAGATATTGCGGCGATTCGATGCAGACCGGGGGTGAAAAGAATCGAAGCGTGATCGGCACCTACTTCTGCAATAACCGGAAAAACCACGGTGCCCATGCCTGCAGCAACTCCAATATCCATCAGGAACCTTTGGAGGAGCTGGTGCTTCGGAAGATTGAAGAAATCGTCTTTGATGAATCTCGGATTCCGGGAATCGTGCAGGCGTACCGGGAGCTGTGCCAGCAGGAGGATGGGGAAGATAAAGAAAAGATTCGTACCCTTCGCCAGAATCTGAAAACCGTAGAGCAGAAAATCGCCAACATTGTCAATATCATTGCCAATACGGGCAGTGCTGCGCTGGTAACTCAGCTTACCCAGTTGGAGCGGGAGAAAGAGCTGTTGGATGTCCAGATTCAGGAAGAGGAACGGGATACAAAGGAAAATGATCTGGACGAGGAGGCAATCCGCGCAGCGTTCCGGCAGGCACAGAAAATGTTCCACAGCGGCACCTTGCCCCAGATGGAGCAGATCATCAACCTGTATCTGGACAAGGTTCTTGTCTACCCCGATTATGTGGAAATCCATCTGAACAATGTCCCCACCAACCTCCTGAATCCGTCTCAGACAAAAGACGAACCCGCACTTGGCGGGTTACATACATTTTATATCGAAAAAATGTGCGAGAAAAATGCACCCCAAAACCGCACAAGAAAAAATGGTCAATATGGATATAATATTCTGGTGAAACTAAATAGAAAAGAACAAAAGAAAGCCAAATCCAGAAGAAAAGGGCAAAAAGAAACTCGAGCCCAAGACGGCTTGGACTCGAGTAAAACTGGTGGAGCCGAGGGGAATCGAACCCCATAAATAAATTTAAAAAACTGTTGCGGCACTAGCAACTTTTATTTTTTATTTCCAATTCCGTTGCCAATTTGCGCTTTTTCATCGCTTCGGTGGTGAAGTAGTCGCAGAAGTCGCTGGAGCGTTTGGCAATATCTTTCTGGGCGAGGTGCGTGTAGATATTGTGCATGGTAGACAAGTCACTCCACCCTCCGATTTCGGCGGCGATCATTTCCGGAATTTGCAAGTGGTAGGCCAGAGATGCAAAGCTGTGGCGCAGCCCATGCAGATCAACCACGGTGATTCCAGCGGCGGCGCAGACTTTGCCTAAATTATTGTAGATGGTTTCTGCGCTTGCCTTTACCACGTTTCCGGTCTTCTGCTCCTGCGCTTTCAGCGCCTCTAGAAGCGGCGGAATGATAGGTACAGAGCGGCGGGACTTCGCCGTTTTGTTTTGTGGCTTCTGCACAAGCCCAGCCGCCCCCATGACGATTGCGCCGCGAACGTGCATCACTTTGTTTTCCAAATCTATGTTTGCCCAGTCCATGGCGATCATTTCCGAACGGCGCAGGGATGAAAGACACATCAGATACGGAATTTCAAATCGGTGGCCTTTTATAGCTTCCACAAACTTGTCTATCTCGTCCGGCGTGAGGTATGCCCGTTCGTTGTGTTCCGGGGGATACAGCATCACCTCTGGGCGCGGAGCACCGGCGGCGACGATGCAGGCGGAAAAGAACATCCACCCATTTTTGATATACTTCGGGGATTTCCCGGCCTTGTGTTCCTGCCTGATAGCGGCCTGCCATTGGTCATTGGAGACTGTGAAAATGTTCCGCTTCATCATGCCTAGCAGCATATTCCGCTTGAACTTCTCGTACCCTGCAATGGTGGATGGGGAAAGGAATCCCTCTTTTGATGCAATGTAGCTTTTAACGGCTTCTTCCAGCGTGATGTCTTTCCCGTCCTTCTTCTCGCGGACTTCCACAAGGCCGTTTTTCAAGGCGAGATATTCGGCCACGCATTCATCATATGTATCTTTCGTAATCGATACGCGGCGATTCTCTATCAATACACGTGTGTGCCACGCCCCAGAGGGGAGCTGCTTAATTTTTGGGAGCCTGATTTCCGGCTCCTTTTTTCTTTTTGCCATCCCGTTCACCTCCACTTAAGAGCTTGTGGAAAATTAAAAATGCCGTGAGCATAAAAACAGCGGCGATTCCTGCCGCGCCAAATAAAATTACCGCAGAAATCTTTTCGGAGCGAATCAGCCCCATTTCCGGGTTCCGGGCATCCAGCACCATATAGACCACGAGCACCGCCGTCAGCAGAATGTTTAATGCGCACTGCCCGTAAATCAATGGCTTATTTTCCCTTTGCACGGATGCAAGCGCACTGTCTTTTTCGGAAAGGGCTTCGCTTTGCTTGCGGATTCTGGTATCCCGGGCAGATATTCCCGCCTCCTGTATCCGGCTCCGATCAAGAAGGCGGGATATTGCGTTGTCCTTTTCTTGCAGCATTTCATCCTTGTGATCGAGTTCCAGCTGTAAGAGGTCAATCGCTGCCGCATTGTCGCTGGGCGGTGCGGTAATGCCCATAAGCTCGTCCACCGGCATGTCAAGGGCAACGCACAATGCGCACACATCCGTAAATCCGGGGTGCATCAGCGTGCCGGCAAAAAATCTGCTTAATGTGGCTTTCGGTATCCCTGTTTCATCGGCAAGCTGCTGGATAGTCTTGCACTGCTGGTGCTTCGCGGCCTTGATTCGCGCGACAAGCTTCTCGCATTCCGGCTCTAGCTGTTGCAACGTCGAAATTTGTTCCTCCACATACAAAATTAACGATCTCCCTTCAATTTGATTCGCAAATCTACGGTACGCAACTCATTTCTACGATTTGTGTATTTACTTTTGCAATAGAAAAAACTATTGTGAAAGTGCAACCGGCAAGGGACACACGGCGTTACCGGCGGCAAGCCCCGCCACCTTGTGGCACGGGTGGCGGGGCAATCATCACTTGACGGACGTAATTTCCAGAGATTCTTTTTCCGTGGTGATGCCATTGGCAAACTCTGCAAATTGCTCGCCGTGCGAAGATGCAGAACCCGTACCGGAAAAGGCATATATGATTGTGTAAATATATTCTCCATCATCAAATGTTCCAATTATCCCCGTAAGGCCGCCGGACGACGCGACAAGATCAATATTGATCGTGGCGCCGAGGATTTTGCAGGTTGTATGGTCGGTTGCTGCGGCGTTGTTCCCAACTAAAGCCTCTACACACGCCGAATGCTGGGTTTTTGGCTTAAATGTCCGCATGATATCGGATTCATCCCCAGAGAATTGCCTCACGTAAATACCAATATAAGTGTTTCCATCTGGCAATGTTATATCTGTAAGCCATTCGCCCGCTTCTTTGATGGTGCTATCTTTATCAACGGGGAATACCAAATTACCGATTTTTATTGTATCTTCGTTTTGCGCCTCAGTGGCCGGCGTTGCGGCTTCGGTATTGGGAGTGGAGTCTTGCTGCGGCACCCGCCCGACTGTAATTTCATCTGTAGTCCACAGCCGCTTCTTCGTTTCGCTATCGGATGCGTGCAAAGAAAAAGAAACTTCCTCTATAGAATCGATATCGTTTTCCTCTAAATCAGATGATAGGAAACTAAGCCCGTCATACGTTACGCACCCGGCGTATGCGTGCGCAACCATGCTACCATAAATCATGAATCCGTTTACAGAAACGTCATCGGAAAAAATATTGATATCGGAATCTGTTCTATTTTCTACATAGAATGAAAGAATTTCGTTATCCGTCCAGTCCGTTTCAATTCCACGGTACTTTATAATTATGCCATCTTTATCATATATGGTTTGGCCGGACTTATCAATTTCCTGCACATATCCGTCAGAAATGGAAGTTTCAAGGGAAAACTGGAATCTTGTAATTGTCTTCTTATCATCTTTGTTGTATATATAGGCATCTTGCGCCTTTACAGTTGCGATACTTTTAATTCCGTACTTTTCCAAATTTTCACGGGTAATATCAATGGAACCGTTTGATTTCTTGCCGGGAGCCACATTTTCATGTAATCCACAATACATTGTGATTCCATTTACTGAGAATTGAGTTCCAGTGAAAGAAACGTTTTTATCAGAGTTATTTTCCGCAAGGACTTTTATTTTGATGCTGTAGTCATCGGAATAGTCAATTTCTTTCGCCGTGAGTTTGAAAGTGCCATCGTCATACACCACGGTTTCCGCAATGGTTCCCTCTTCGGCGGCGACCGCTTCCGTGGGCGCTTCCGTTGCTGCTTCGGTAGGTGCTTCCGTGGCTACCGTTGTAGGCGTGGCCTCCGTGGTCTCTGGCTGCGTCTCAGCCGTGGGCGCACCGCACCCCGTTAGAAACAGGGATATGCAAATCAGAAAAGCAATCAATTTTTTCATGGTAGATACCTCTTTCCATAAAATTCTACAGTAAAATAATACCACGGGCGATACATATTTTCAATGAATAGAAAGATTTTTTGTGCAATTTTTTAATTAGTCCGATTTATTGGACATTTAGTGTGCTACTGTATGTTATGCAAACAATTGTTCTAAATATAAAAGGAGGAACGGCCAGTGACGAAAAATGCATTGCGAAACAGAGTAAACCGTGATATAATGGAAGAAAGGAGAACATTGCCGAACATTCGTGAACAGTTGGCGGAGAATATTCTTTCCCTAACTGATGAACAGGCTGCATATGTGCTAAGGAGGGTAAAATGTTTGTTACAAAGCGAGCGCTCAGAAAAGAGAATCGAAAACTAAAAGAACTGCTCCAAAAATGCCAGAATCTGCAAAGCGAAGTCAAAGACTCCTGCCTTAATGCCAACTGCATTCTGTGCGAACACTGTGTAATGCCGCAAAGCGACTTGCCATTTGTTTTGGTTGGATGCAGGTTGGAGCGTGCCTGTGTCCACTTTTCACCAAATCAAATCTGTAAGAAACTTCACAAACAATGCGGAACAGGCGCCGAGGAAAAAACCGATTGCCTCGTGGAAAATGGCTGACCGCCATTCCTTGTGCCGAAGTTCCTTATAATTTCGCCCCTTCTCCGTCAAGCGGAAATCGCTGTGGGCGTCGTTCACCCATTCGATACATTTACATTCGGCAAGGTATGCCAGAATGCCGGTATAATCTGAATAGCTGTGAATTTTCTTTTCATCAATAACGCCCATCCAAGCTATTACGTTATATGTGTTGGAGTTCCCGAGCGGGGGATTGGCAATCAGGATATCCAGCACATATTTGGAATCTTTCGTTAATCTCACAATAAATTTATAGCCTCCTTGATAATGTTGGAAAGCTTACCGCACTGATCGTCGGACAGGCTATCAATTAAATCCAGAAGTTCCCGTTTTTCGGGGCTGACCTCGCCATTCGTGGCGGGGTCTTTTTTTGTTTCCTCGCCCTTGAGATACTCAACGGTGACGCCGAAATAATCGGCGATTTTTTGTAAGGTCGCTTGCCTCGGAACCGAATTATTAGCCCATCTTGTGACGGAAGACCGCTTAAAACCTAGCTCCTCGGCGACCGCAGACGGGGACTTATTAATTTTGTTGCATAAATCAACATAGCGAAAATAGAACAAAAATAATACCTCCAAATTGTGCAATAGTCCGAAAGTTAACAAACGCAACATTTGCGCTTGACAATGCGAGGTACAAGTGTTACAATAGCAGCAAAGTTAACAAACGCAACAAAACCTCAGACCCAAGACGAAAAGTCCTGCGTCAAAGCTATTCTGTTCCTCGCAAGTACATAGTAGCATACCTTGTTAACTTTTGCAACCATAAAATGACTGCGGCGGGAAAGAAAAAACGCCTGCGGACAATCGCAGACGCTTTCCCTCCAGATTTTTTACCGAAACACGGCGGCAACCCGACACGCGCCGAAATTACTTTATCGGCGGCTCCCGGGCAGTTGCATTAGGCCGGGAGAAATGCCGAATCCGTAAATTGTCTTACGGTTCTTAGCCGTGCCAATCACTTACAGCATATCTGGTTGCTGTGCTCCATGCGCATCATGCAGTTGCCTTAGTTCGGAACGCCAGAGCAAAAAGATTGCTTCGCCAATGGCTCCGCATCAAATCACCCCTTTCTGTTGTTACACAGGGAACGCATGAAATTGTAGCACGGTTTCTCACCGCAGTCAACATTTTTAACTAAAAGGAGGAATACGATGCCCGAAAAATGGACGGGGCGGCTCATCGGGCGGATGCACAATGAGCGGATCACCTATGAGCAGCTGGCAAACGAAATGGGCGTGAACAAAGCGTACATTTCCATGATTCTGAATGGGAAGCGGAAGCCACCCAATATCCAGAAGCGGATGGAGACCGCTTTGGAAGCAATCATCAAGCGGGGGCGAGAGAAGCAATCTCAGAAGAAGGGAGAAATAACATGAGCACTTCCACGATTCTTTCAATAATTGGAATCGCGCTTGCTTGCTATTCGCTGGGGTACAGCGTTCGGGGGTTAGTGGATGGCATTGCCCCCCCGAACAAAGCCGAAAGGCAAGAAGTAAAGGAAAGGGGAGCGCAATGAACGAATTACAGATTTTCAATTACAACGGCGGAGAAGTCCGCACAGTACAGAAGGACGGCGAACCGTGGTTCGTGCTGAAAGACGTATGCGACGCTCTGGGCATCGGTAACCACCGGATGGCCGCTGACCGTTTAGACGCCGATGAAAAGGGCGTCAGTCAGATTGACACCCTTGGAGGTGCGCAGGGCATGACGGTCATCAACGAATCCGGCCTGTATAACGTGATCCTGCGCTCAGACAAACCGGGGGCGAAGCCCTTCCGTAAATGGGTCACCTCCGAAGTCCTCCCCTCCATCCGCAAACATGGCGCATACATGACCCCGGAGACGCTGGAAGCGGCGATTCTCAGCCCGGACTACCTGCTTAAGGTTGTAACCGCGCTTAAGGATGAAACGGACAAGCGCAAGGCTCTGGAAGCCGTAAATTCCCGGCTGACCGTCGAAAACCAGATAATGCAGCCAAAAGCGGACTATTTTGACGAATTGGTCGATCGCAACCTGCTGACCAATTTCCGGGAGACTGCCAAAGAGTTGGGCGTACCGCCGAAGAAGTTTGTTCAGTTCCTGATTGATAAGAAATACCTGTACCGGGACAAGAAGGGCAAGTTGCTACCATTCGAGGGCAAAAACGGCGGCCTGTTTGAAGTCAAGGAGACGTTCAACGAGAAGACCCAGTGGAGCGGCACGCAGACGATGGTCACCCCCAAGGGCAGAGAGACCTTCCGGCTCTTGATGGTATGACAGGAGGTGACATAAAATGCCTAGAATCCGGCAGTATGCCGAGCGCTACGCAGTGGAGGATTTTTGGAGGGAAATCGACCGCTGCTGTCCCCTAGCGGGGATTCAGAGCGATAATGCGTCGGCGCTTGGTAAAAAAATCGGCGAGGGGTACCAAAATCTGCTGAACTACCAAAAAGGAAAAACCGAAATGCGGGTAAGCGTCCTTCGAAAGCTGGTGACCACCCTCCACCCAAACCCGGCGGTGATTCTGAAAACCCTGGGGTACTCCGAGAAGGAGCTCCGGGCGTTTGCGAGGGAATGGCAGTGATTTGAAATCTACGGCAGAATGCCGAAATTGAAAGGAGTTATTTATGGCGTACAAAGTTGGGGATAAGGTGTGGATCGTGAGCAAGAGGCCGCAGAAGAACTGGAGCCCTTATATGGACAAGTATCTGGGAAAGACCATGACGATCATAAAATCCGGAATCAACAATAGCGGAGTTTACTATTACATGGAGGAGGATCGCAACGATTTTCTTGGGCATTGGTGCTGGTACGAAGATATGATTTCCGGCCTTGCAGAGTCTGATCGGGAATACACCGTGGAACTCCGCTTTGACGGGATGATTACCACGGCCACGCTGAAACGTGGCGGGCGGGACGTAAAGACCGCAGAAGCCCGGTGCAATCCGAAGGATACCTACAGCAGAGCGGAGGGCGCAAGGGTCGCCGTTGAGCGGCTTTTTGAGAAGAAGCGCAAGGAGGACAAGCCAAAGGAGAGCAAGCGTGAACAGGGCAAGCCCAAGGTTGGAGACAAGTTTGTGGTTGTACAGAAACGCTATATCCCGCGTCATAGCTTTGCAATAGGGGATATTGTTACGCTGGAAGCAATAGGCCCCATGGATAATCTCTATCGTCTCGGGGATCGATTTCAGTATGTGGATGCCCGGGATTTGAAGCCTTACAAGGAGAACGCCAAATGACACCCAACGAAACGACCCAACTTCGCACCATGGCGGAGATATTCCGCCGCTTGCGGGAGGAAAACGTCAAGTTGCGGGAATCCTTGGGCATGGAAACGGAGGAACGCAAGGCGTTTGACGATGAAAACGTGGAGCTTTTCGACGTAGTCCACCGAAATCATGCGGTCAGGGGGTGATGATATGGCAAGCAGGAATAAACCCATGGATGCCCGGTGGGAGCCGGCGCCGGAGAACCGGAAGCCGTTCAATATCAAGGAATGCGTTTTCCGTGTTCTCCCCTATGCGGGGCTGAATCTGGTGCTTTTCTGGTGGCAGCAGGCCGATTTGCTGGCAGACAAGGCGGCAGTTCCCGCAATGTGGGTGTGCGCTATCCTGATGGGTGCCGGTATCGGACGGTGCATCAGATGGCGATAAAAAGCCGCCCCCGATGTTACAGCACCGGGGACGGCAAGACACAGAGATAACAAACATAGTCGCATCTACAATATATCAAATTGAGGAAGGAAAGTCAACATGATAACTTTGTACGAAATGAGCAAGGAATGGCAGAACGTATTTGAAATGCTCCTCGACCCGGAAATCCCGGAAGAGGCCGTATTCGATACCATCGAGATGATCGAGGCCGATATGGATACCAAGGCCGATAGCTACGCAAAGATCATCAAGAGCATGGATGGGGATACCGCCCAGATCGATACTGAAATCAAGCGTTTACAGGAGCGGAAAACCTCTATCAACAATCGTCAAAAGGCGTTGAAGCAGCGCCTTTTTGATACCATGAAGGCCACAGGCCGGACGAAATTCAAGACGGCGCTATTCTCTTTCAATATTCAGAAAAACGGCGGCGCTCAGCCTGTGGAGCTGCTGGACGAGGTTCCGGCGGCATGGCTCAAGCCCGGAACGCCTGATCTTGCCAAAATCCGGGAGTATCTGGCACAAGGGAATGAACTCCCGTTTGCAACTCTTGGAGATCGTGGCGAGAGCCTGAGAATCAGATAAGGGGGGCTGACTTATTGGCATTCCAGTTTTGATTTTAGGGGAATCCGGCAGCGGCAAATCTGCCAGCTTGCGGAACTTTGAGCCTAACGACGTCAGCGTTATCAACGTGGCAGGAAAGCCGCTCCCCTTCCGGAAAAAGCTTCCTGTGGCAAATACCGCCGATTACGGCAAGATTATGGGTGCAATCAAGAATAGCGCTAAAAAGGCGTTCGTGATTGACGATAGCCAGTACCTCATGTGCTTCGAGGCTTTTTCCAAAGCCAAAGAAACCGGCTACGGCAAGTATACCGACATGGCGCTGCACTTCTACAATCTGGTGCAGTTCGTCATCACCCAGACCCCGCCGGACGTGATTGTCTATTTCCTGCACCATACAGACCAGGACAGCAACACCGGAAAGACCCGAGCTAAGACGCTTGGCAAGATGCTGGACAACCAGCTGACCGTGGAGGGGCTTTTCTCCATTGTCCTGCTCTGCTATACGGACGGGAAAAAACACGTTTTCGTGACCCAGAGCGACGGCACAACCACATGCAAATCTCCTATGGACATGTTCCCGGCTGAGATCGATAACGATCTGAAAGCCGTGGATACCGCCATTCGGGAATATTACGAATTAAACAAGAAGGGAACTGAAAAAAATGATTAACAAACCGAACAACTGGAACAACGTACAGGCATTCAGCGACCGTCAGAAGCTGTCCCTCGGGGCTTACGTCTGCACGATCAAGCGGGCGGCGGTGCAGCGCAACGACTACGGCGACCAACTGTGCGTGCTGTTTGATATCTCCGCCGGTGAGTTTGCCGGGTACTACGACGAGGATTTCAAGCGGAATCAGCGGGAGGACAAGAAGTGGAAGGGCGTACTCCGCCTGTGGCTGCCCAAAAACGACGGCAGCGATAAGGACGAATGGACGAAATCCATCCTTAAGGGTTTCGTTACCTCCGTTGAAGAGTCCAACCGGGGATATACCTGGGATTGGGACGAAAAGTCCCTTGCAAAGAAGGAAATCGGCATTCTGTTCCGGAACGAGCAGTGGGAATACAACGGGAAATCCGGCTGGGCAGTGCGCCCCTTCCGGGCTATCAGCGTGGATAGCGTGGAGGATGGCAAATATACCTTGCCCAGCGACAAGCCCCTCAGAGGTGAGCCTGCGTCCTCATACGGCGATTTCTCCACCCCCTATTCCGGCAACACCGGCGATTTTACGCCGCTGGAAGACAAAGACGCGCAATTGCCGTTCTAGGCCGGAAAAATCAATCTTTCCTCAAAAAGATTGACAGTATAGTTTGCATTTTCCCTTGGCGGTGGGAGGTGAAACCGCCAACTCCAAAAGGAGGAGAATCGTGGCAAAAGAAGTTTTCAGAATCGCCTACCCGAAGACCGGCGCGGAAAAGAAGAAGTGGGCGAAGGAGTACGGCATGAATGCGTACTACGCCGGGAAGCACTGGGCATTGCGGAAGAAAGACGCCGAGTTATGGCACTGGCTTACATTGGCGGCCATGAACGCCCAGGGCATTCGCAGAACACCCTTTAAGCTGCCCGTAGCCGTGACGTTCTACTGGAACGACCGGCTGGACATCGACAACCATGCAATCATGGGAAAGATGATCGTGGATGCCATGAAAGGCCGTGTCATCGAGGACGATAACCGGCGCTGGCTGAAAAGCGTTTCCCACAATTTCCACGACGAGGATTACATACAGGTTGAAATACGGGAGGTAAGGCCGTGACACAGTGTGAGCGTATCCTGCGGCATTTGCAGGACTATGGAAGTATCACTCAGGCCGAGGCTGTTACCGAGTACGGCTGTTACCGTCTGGGTGCTAGAATTTGGGATTTGAAAGCCCAGGGCGTACCTATCAAGAGCGAAACCGTCACCGGGAAGAACCGATACGGGGAGCGGACGTGCTTCGCGCGGTACTCCATCATTAAAGAGGCTTAGATATGGAAGATGAAGTAAGAAACCAATTCACTTTTTACCGCTCTTTTTTTGAAGCGGTTTTCAAGATAAAAAACAAGGCCGCAAGGGCAGAAGCTTATGACGCTATTTGCAAATACGCCCTTACCGGCATTGAGCCGGATGCCGAAACAACAGTAAGTGCCGCAATGTGCGCATTCCAAAGCGTAAAGCCACTACTTGACACGGAACGAAGGCAATCGGCAGAAGGACGCAGATGTGTGGAGTACAAAATGTGGCGAAGAAACGTCTTTGAACGAGACGATTACACTTGCCAGCATTGTGGGGCGAGAGGCGTTAAATTAAATGCCCACCACATCAAGCCGTATTCAATTTATTTTGATCTTCGGTATTCTGTGCCGAACGGAATAACTCTTTGCGTTCCATGCCACAAGATAGAACATGGGAGGCGAGGAAATGGCGATTGAATATTTCTGCGCTTATCACAGTTATCTGGACAGTATGGAGGAACTGAATGACACGGAGAGGGGGAGGCTTTTCACGGCTTGCCTAATCTACAGCAAGACGGGCGAAGCACCGCAACTCCGTGGTAATGAAAGATTCGTATTTCCAACTTTGAAAGCACAGATAGACCGAGATAAGGCAACATACGACAGCCGGTGTAAGAAAAACTCCGATAACATCCGCAAACGATGGAATACGGACGTATACGATGGCGAACAACCGTGTACGAACGATACCAAGACAAAGGAAAAGGAAAAGACAAAGGAAAAGGCAAAGGATAATTATATACCACCTTCGGTGGTTTGCGGTGAGCTGCCGAGCAGCCCCCCGCCTGCGGCAGTGCTTCCGCTGGTTGACGGAACGGATTTTGAGATTTCCGTGGAGACGGTTGCCGAGTTGTCCGGTCTGTATCCCGCCGTGGATGTAGCCCAGCAGTTGCGGAGTATGCGTGGCTGGCTTCTGGCAAATCCCAAAAACAGGAAAACAAAAGCCGGGATCATGCGCTTTGTCAACTCCTGGCTCTCCAGGGAGCAGAATTCGGCTAGACCTGCGGCAAACCAGAAGCCGGGCGGCTACACCAGCGGCGTTGACCGTCTGGCGGAGATGTACAGGGAGGAATTTGGGAATGGATAAACAGGAAGCGTACCAGATTCTCACGCTTTTACAGGCAAATTATCCCGATTCTTTCCGGGGAATGTCCAAAGAAGCGGCAAACGTGAAAGTCAATCTTTGGGCGGATATGTTTTCCGAAGAGCCATTTGAGGCCGTTGCCGCAGCTGCAAAAGCGTACATAGCGACGGATACCGGCGGCTTTATGCCCACCATCGGGAAGCTGAAAGATATGCTCCATCGGATGCAGTCGCCTCAGCAGATGACCCAGATGGAGGCGTGGGGGTTGGTTGCAGGTGCACTGAGAAACAGCGTGTACGGCGCGGATGACGAGTTCCGGAAGCTTCCACCGGCGGTACAGCGGACGGTGGGAAGCCCCGCCCAGCTCAAGGAATGGGCGCTGATGGACGCAGAAACGGTGCAGTCCGTGGTTGCATCGAATTTCCAGAGATCGTTCCAAGTGTGCCAGAAGCGGGAGGACGATTACCAGAAGCTCCCCGGAGCGGTAAAGAGCTTTATCGCCGAGCTGACCGAGAAGATGGACTTTGAAATGCTACCGGAAGGCGGTGGAGTATGAAAAACGAAGTAGACGGGGGAAAGGAACGCCCTGGCCAGTACATCGACTCAGAGAGCCCCTTTTGCAGGAACTGCACGCGGGACGATTGCCCCACCAACGGGGACGGCTGCAAGGCGTTGGAAACGTATTTCATCGATAACTGGAACAAAAACATCATGAAATCAATTGGAAACCACAAAAAACAACGCCAATTTTTCCGGTATGAACACCCGGATTTGGTGAGAGAGGGGATTGTTTTTGAGCATGAGCAAGGCGAAAATGTACGGCTGTTTCAAGCCGGAGCCGGTGAAGCGGAATTGCACCCCGCCCCGGTGGGGGAAAGTTCCTCGGGGGAATAAAGGAAAACAGAAAGGAAATGCAAAATGAAAGGTTACAAAGGATTCAACCCCGGCTTGATCTGCAAGGATAAGCAGTACCAGGAAAATACCGTGTTCGAGGAACCAGAGGCGAAAATCTGTGAAAAGGGAATGCACTTTTGTGAAAATCCCTTTGACGTGCTGGATTATTACGATTTGATTCGCTCTGATGGCACGCCGAACGAGTTTGCCGAAGTTGAAGCGCTGGACGAGCCAAAGACGGATGATAAGAAAAAATTCTGCTCCCGAAAACTGAAAATCGGCGTAAAACTGGGACTATCCGGATTTATCAAGGCATGTGTGGATTTTGTACTGGAAAAGACTATTGCTGAGACGCCGCGTGGAAACGTTGATTCCGGGGACTGCGCCCAGATTGGCAGTTCCGGGGACTGCGCCCAGATTGGCAGTTCCGGGAACTACGCCCGGATTGGCAGCTCCGGGAACTACGCCCGGATTGGCAGCTCCGGGTACTCCGCCCAGATTGGCAGCTCCGGGAACTACGCCCGGATTGGCAGTTCCGGGGACTGCGCCCAGATTGGCAGTTCCGGGAACTACGCCCAGATTAACTGCACTGGAAGTGATTCTGTGATCTGCTGTGCCGGACATGGCTCTGTGGTAAAAGCGCCAATTGGTTGCTGGATTACACTTGCAGAGTGGAAATACGATGGAGCAAAGCAACGATGCGTTCCGGTATGTGTGAAAACGGAGTATGTCGATGGCGAAAAAATCAAAGCGGATACACCGTACACGCTGAAAAACGGGGAGTTTGTGGAGGCTGAGAGTGATGGGGAATAAATCTGACAAGTGTTCCAGCTGCAAGTACCGAATTGCCCCGGGTGGATGGGCGGCTTGCGACGGCTGCATTCACGATGAAGGTCTGAAAGATCGGTATGAGCCGATGACCAGCGCCGACCGCATCCGGAACATGACGGACGAGGAGTTGGCAAAATCCATCGTGAGACATTTTCTTTTGTGCAAAAAATGTTTTTTCAAACGCAGATGCGAGAAAGATCCAACCGGCGTTTGCATCGAGTGTGTCTTGACCTTTCTTCGCTCCCCGGTGGAGGCGACGGAATGAAAGTTCTGATAGCCTGCGAGGAATCGCAAACCGTGTGCGAGGCGTTCCGGGCGCTGGGACATGAGGCATATTCCTGCGATATCCAGGAGCCGTCCGGTGGGAAACCTGAATGGCACATTTTGGGTGACGCTCTGGAAGCCATCAAGGGCGGCACAATCGTCACCATGGACGGACAGGTGCATGATGTTGGGAAGTGGGATATGCTGATTGCACACCCGCCGTGTACATACCTGACGTCGGCCAGCGCGATACGCCTTTTTAATCGCGATCATACGGTGAAAGACTGGGACAGAGAGCGGCTTGGATGGGAAGCGCGGCGCTTCTTCTTGCAACTGCTGTCTTCCGGGGTTGAAAGAATCGTTGTGGAAAATCCGTGTCCGCTCCGGTGGTTCAACTTGCCCGAGTACGACCAGATCATTGAGCCGTATATGTTCGGCGACCCGTGGAAAAAGCGGACGTGCCTTTGGCTGCGAAACGTCCCACCGCTGATTCCGACAAACATCGTGAAACCTGAGGGACTATGGGTCGGCAGCGCCTCCGGGAGGGAGCACAGTACGGGCAGGGTAAAATCTGAGTACACCCTGAAATCAAACCGGGACAGTAAAACCCGCGCTAAGACCTTCCCCGGTATTGCAAAAGCTATGGCCGAACAGTATGGAGGTGACATAAGAGATGAGTTCACGGATGGCATTTCAAGTTGGAGATAGGTTTGGGGAACTTGTGATTTTGAGACAGGACGGCGTACATAAAAAGCCTTGTGGGACGACTGAAAGAAGGTGGCTTTGCAAGTGCGATTGTGGGAACGAGGTTTCTGTACTTGGGCACAATCTTAAAAGTGGAAACACAAAATCTTGTGGATGCCTGCCAAAGCAAAGCAGGCTGCCAAATAATCGAGGAGTTATTAACCATATCATACTCCAATATAAGCGTCACGCAAGAGACAGAGGGCTTGCATGGGGATTATCTTACGAAGATGTCGAGCGCCTCATTCAGCAGCCGTGTTTTTACTGTGGAACAATAAATAGTAATCACAAAGTAACGAAAAATTGCAAAGAGGGATATGACCACAATGGAATAGACCGCACCGACAGTTCAAGAGGATACTTCATTGATAATGTTGTTCCGTGCTGCAAAATATGCAACAGAGCCAAAAACAATATGGATCAAAGGGAATTTATCGAGTGGGCGAGAAAAGTTACAAATCATACAGTTTGCCTGCCTATGGCGGAACAGTGGGGATAACACAAGCCCGGGGCAACCCGGGCGGGAAGGAGATAACAATGGAATGCAGAAATTGTGATTACTATAAAGCCAAAAACTGCAAACGTCAGTGTATGTTGCTGCCGAACGGTATGACCTGCGGGGACTGTATCAACTTTGATTGGTGCAGTATGGCGTATTCGGTTAAGCCGGAATACACGTCTTGCGGTTTTGAGCCAATCAGATTCAAGGCCAAGGAAAAGGAGTTAAACCATGGATGAAATTAAATTGAAGCCCTGCCCGTTTTGCGGCACCTCTGGTCGGGTGCAGCAGTCAGGAAAAATGTGGTTTGTCGAGTGCGCCAATGATACCACATCGTGCCCTGTAAATCCATGGACTGGGTATTTCAAAAACAAATATGAAGCAATTACGGTCTGGAACCGGAGGGCTGACAATGGCTAAATTTATCGAGGTACACAAAGGCGACGCCCCGTATCTGTTAAACCTGGACGATATTTCGTCTATCACTGCATTCGGGGGAGAAACGTGTTTTTGGCACCGAGACGGGGACAGCTCCGTCTATGACGATAGCTTTGACACGGTTCGTCTGATGATCGGTGCGGCACAGGGCGGGATTCCGATGGATACGGGAGGGAGCTACTGATGGGCAAGGCGGTGTTAATCAGTATCCGCCCGGAGTGGGTGGAGAAGATTGCCGACGGTGAAAAGACACTGGAATTGAGAAAAACAGAGCCGAAGCTGGAAACGCCGTTTAAGGTTTACATTTATTTCACTGCCGGAAACTTGAGTTATGAAGTTAGTAACGGAATTCTTTGCAACATTAGCGGCGGGAGATTGGTTGTCGGAGAGTTTGTGTGTGACAAAATCGGAGTCATTTGGGGTGGTGGGTATCTGAAAATGCCGGAAAGTGCTTTTGCCGGAAGCTGCTTAAATATGTACCAGATAGACACATATCTGGACGGCAAAGACGGGCATTTCTGGCACATTTCAAACTTAAAAATCTATGATGCCCCGAAACCGCTGAGCAAATTCAAGGGGTTGCGGAAAACGAAATTTGGATATGCGCCTGTTGAAATCAAACGCCCGCCCCAGAGTTGGTGCTATGTGGAGGAACAGTAATGGCCTTACGTAAACTTGCTCTGATGCACCGTTTTTTTGGCGTTTTGGATGGGCATACGTGCCGGGAGTGTAGCAACTTCATAAAGGGCAAGTATCACGATAAAGTGCTTTGCAAATGCAAAGTATACGGGCTTACCCATAGTGAAGCGACGGACTGGGCGGGACGATGGATGGCTTGTGGGGCATTCAATCGGGCAATAAGCCGCCAGCCCCTTGTGAGAGAAGTCATCCCGGAACGGAAGCGGAAAGAGGCCGACAATACGCCCATTGATGGGCAGATTAGTTTGGAGGAATTGAAATGAGTGATTACATAAGCCGGGAGACGGCGAGTGTGGTAATCGAAGGCGAGCAAAAGAAGCTATGCCCAGTTGGATTATGGGGCAGAAAGTTTGCAGCCGATGCAGATAAGTACGATATGTTGCAGGAAATGCTGGATAAACTTGAAGCGATTCCCGCCGCCGACGTGGAGCCGGTGCGGCATGGGCAGTGGTTGCGAACTGACGATGATTGGAACAGCCTTGTAACAATCCAATGCTCTGCCTGCGGCGGAGAATGGTGCTTTGAGGTTGACGAGGATGTGCAGCTGCTGGGGACAACTACTGCCCGGGGTGTGGATGCAAAATGGATTTGGAGGACGAAACAAATGACGATTGACCGAGCAATTGAAATTCTGAACCCGGAACACCGGGAGCATTATGACGGCTTGGACGAGGTGAACGAAGCCTGCCGGATGGGCATGGAGGCGTTGGAGCGGGGGAAAAATGCCGTCCCCGTGGTAAGGTGCCGGGACTGCATTGCATTTGAGGAAATAGGCAAGTACCCCACAAACAAAGGATGGACGCCAATTGGGTATTGCTATCATTGGCAATATGAGCAGGGCATGTCCCCTAACGAGGTAGACGGCAATGCTTTTTGCAGTTATGGGGAGCGAAAGGTGGATGAAAATGGAAGAACTTAACGGCTACACCCCACCTGCCAGCTTGAATTTAAGCGACTTCCAGGATGCTATCGGCGATGCCGTAGTACAGGCGATTATAAAGATCGGTATCCGGGTGAATCGGGAAGAACTTCTGAAAGCTCTGAAATATGATCGGGGGCAGTACAAGGCGGGGTATGACGCTGGTTTCGCAGACGGGTTCATTGAAACGCTCCATATCGTCCGCTGCCGGGACTGCATCCACCGGCAGGGAGACGAGAATCCTATGTGTATGCTGCACACCGAGCCTTACCCAAATGTCAGAGGCTACAAGGGCGAGGCTGTTTGCGTGGAAATGAACGGCTTTTGCAGCTACGGCGAACGAAAGAAAGGGGGCGCAGAAAATGGCTAAAGTTATCGCGGCTGTGTTCGCTGTGATTGTGTTCCTGCTTTTCTGCGTGCTTATTGCCACGGGGCTGGTATGGGGGATTCTTACAATCGTCAAGGAAGTCATCGAGCTGTGGCGGGAAATAAAGGAGTGAGAACCATGAGCAAGAAACCGGACTATCTCATCCTGTGCTCCATAGCTGCCCAGAAAGCCGGGACGAGCTACGGGAAGTACATGGCAATGACGGATACCACCCACCGATTCAGACCGATGTGGAGGACGTGGAAGCCTCTCAGGGCATTTCCAAAATCTGCCCCCAGTGCGGGAAGGAATTCACGCAGGGCAAGATCAAGCAGAAAATCTATTGCAGTTTGGAGTGCCAAAAAGCCCACGCTCAGAGAGCCGCTCAAAGGAGGTACCGTGACAGGAAAGCGGCGACTGACGCGGGATAAGGAAATGGGGCGGTAATGTGGAGTACAGGGACGGCAGGAAGTATTGCGTCGGGTGCCGGTATTTCTTTGGATATTATGAAGGCAGCCGGTGCTGCAATTACATATTCGTCCATGGGGAAAAGCGGCCTTGCCCTCCCGGGAAGAATTGCACCGAAAGGAGGGCGAAAACGAAAAACAGGAGACGGAATTTAATATTATAGCTTTATCCCTGTATAGTATATATTAAATATAATCTTATACCTTGTGTGTATTGTGTATATCTATACAGGAATTTAATAAGATATGCAAGGAGGAACGGAATGAACTGGAAGTATGAGGCCATTGAAAAGCTCAAAGAATACAGTGCGAAAAGACAATCCCTGAAAAGTATTCCCGAAGAAATGGCGCGGCTGGAATCCGCTATGCAGAGTATCCGAAGCGCCACGTCTGACGGTACGCCGGTAAGCGGCGGCGGTTCCGGCCGGGAAGATGCGATGCTATCGAATATCGTTCACCGTGAGGAACTGGCGCGGTCGCTGGAACAGGCGAGAAAATGGGTGTCGCTTGTGGATTCCGGGCTTGAAGTCCTTACAGACGATGAGCGGAAGGTGCTGGATAGATTCTACATAAAGCCCGCGAGGGGAAATGTGGACAGGCTGTGCGAAGAATTTGGGATTGAAAAATCTCAGGTTTATGCGCGAAAGGATTCGGCGCTTCACCATTTTACAATTTCCCTGTACGGATGCGCAGAAATTTGAAAAACCGGAAAAAAACCGGAAGATTTTTCGGTTTGAATGTGCTATACTGGTAAAAAAGAAAAAGCGCAAGAGGCTTGGGATTGTTCCTGAGCCTCTTTTTGCGTGGCACGGTAGATAACGAGTTGGGCGCTCTCTCCCCAACAGAAGGCCGTTTAAATCGGCCTCGCGCCATATATA